CAGGATAACACCTCGAAAGGTGAAAACAAGTACTTGACAAACTACCAAACCTGTGATATACTATAGGTACAAGGTGAGGAAAGGAAGTCCAGTACAGGATAACACCTCGAAAGGTGAAAACAAGTACTTGACAAACTACCAAACCTGTGGTACAATATAGGTAAAGAAAGATAGAAACGAACCATGAAAACAGAATACAGGAGGAAAACAGTATGAAAGCTTATGATTTTATTGAAGACTATGTTATGAACAATGACGAAATTTCAGAGTCCAGAAAATACGATATGTACAAAGCCATTAAAAAACTATACATCAACATCGCAAAGAATGACTACGAGTATCTTTGCTATACTATCAACGGCAGTTATGACAGTACTGGTCAGTGTGCAATTACACGTGAATACGCAAGAGAACTGTTAAAGTATTCACAAGAAGAGATGGACACTTTTCTTGAGATTTTATTAGCAGAACACATCACAGAACTACAGGGCGGAATGATAGTATTATAACTTGCATAGCCGACAAGCGGCACGGGTGGTGCAAATCCACCCTATGCATTAGAGCAATAACGCTCAAGAACATTGAAAACAGAATACAGGAGGAAATAACATGAAACCTATGTTGATTACAAACAATCAGCGTAAAATGCACGGATTACCATTATGGAGAAAAAAGAACAGCAAAAAGGGAGTGCATACACGTTGTAAGGCAGATGAGGCAATTACAGCATTTATTGACTACTGCAATCAGTAGGAGGAATGGAATGAAATACAAGATTAAACTTTATATCGGCGGACATTTATCAATGATTACCTATCGGACAGACGCACTTCAAAATGTATTATCGTGCGCCAGAAAAGCAATTACATTGTTTTCAGAATGCAACGAGCGCGTAAAGCTTTGTGTTCTTGACAGCAACGGTAATGGTATAATGTCATATGTAACCGGAAACAAGCCGAAACCCGTTTACACAGCTATCGACCATGTAAACAAGGAACGAAAAACATATTACACCGGGGCATAGTTCTTTAGAAAGGAGAAAAAATTTTGAAGATCAAACTTTTACGACTGTTACAAATATTCATAATAGTTGCACTGATTTACGATATTGTCGTATTCAGCTACACAGCAATGATTTTTGGATAACGCGGCTAGAGTTAGTCTAAACTAACTTCATAACAAAATATTTCAATTAATTGTGAAAAATCACTTGACAAAAACAGTGTTAAGAGCTATAATAAATACAGTAAGAACGTTAGCTCTTACCGCACTGTTAGGGCGGCGCGCCAAACCGCCCACCTCTTGAGCGACAAGTCGACTGAACGCGGCTCATTACCGCGGTCGCTCTTCCAGACGAGTCCTGACGTCTGGTAAAAATAATTTCCGAAACAAAAATACAAGAAAAGGAGGAAACGGAAATGAGAGAGTCAATGGTAACTCGTACCGTCTTAGGTACGAAAGTAACAGTTCTTGCAATGGACACGAATACATGTGAGCCTAGCAATGTAACTTATGAGATCGGAGGTTCTCATGTCAATGACGAAAAACTTCTTAACAAGGTTCGTAAAGAGCATGATAGAGAAGATTTCAAGGTCGTTAAAATTGTAGGCGTAGAGCCATTCGAGAAAAGATACGGCATGAAAGAGTCTGACTTTATCGCTCATGCGGTTGAGTTAGAACCACTTCCTAAACGTAACTAACAACGTGTTATAACACAGCAAAATTCAACCATACGTGCAAGAAAGTAGTGTCTTTAAAACAGGCGGAGGATCTTTCCACATTTGCCGCAATTAAACAAGAAAAAGGAGAAAACGAACATGAAAGTATTAAAAGCAAGTAAAGAACTTACAAAAATTGAACAGTATATGCTCACAGTCGACAAAGGTGCAGAATCTATGAAAGACGTTCCGGATGGGGCATCTATTCCAGTATCAGTTTGGTGTACCTATGAGGACGAAAAAGAAGATGGTACTCTTACCGAGATTACATCAATCATGGACACCAGCGGAAAGGTATATGCTTTCCAGTCGGCAACGTTCCGTAAATCACTAGAAAAGATTCATGAGGTGTTCGGCGGTGAGCCATATGCAATCATTAAAGAGTCTGGCAAGACGAAAGCAGGACGAGATTTCATCGACTGCCGATTAGACTATAACAGTGTACAGCACTAAGCACAATCAATAAAAGGGGGTTTGAAACCCCCTTTTCTTGTATCAATAGTAAAGAGAGGTAAAAACAGTGGCAAAGAAAAGATTAAAGAAACAGAGCGCAAAACAGCAAGCTATCAACAAGGCATATGCAAAAGAAAGAAGTCGTATAAAATCGTTCTTGCGCCGAGCTAGTAAACGTGGGTATCAGTTCCCAGAGGGCATTGTACCAGCAATACCGAAGCGCAAAACAGAAGCCAGTATTCGCAAGCTTAAAAGGCTGACGAAAGATGTGATGTATGAGAAAGCAATCTATGGAGGTCCAGCGTCATACGGAGAAATCGTTTCTGCTAAAGAGGGTTTAAAGCTTGAGAGAAAAGAAAGAGCAAAACGTGCAAGCGAAACAAGAAAAGCAAACAAAGAATCAGAACAGCGTTTCTGGACTAGCACTGACGGCACAAAAGTTCCTGTAACAGATGAGCCAGCATTAGCTTATGCGCAATCAGTAAATGACTTGGTGGATAAACTGAAAGAGATTATCTCTACAATGGATGTATACTATTATACAACGACAACTGGTAAAAGGTCGCGGAGAAACCCAGAGGTTGCAGAGAGAGCTAACAGGGTATTGAATGAAATTTTATCGACGTTAGACGAAGTTCTGGAAGATGTCGGTAATGCAATCATGAAAACGTTGCCGAAAGAACAGCAAAAAGATTTTAATGCGATTGACCTCGGAAAGAATAGAGTTGGTGAAGAGTTATCAAGCCATTGGGATGATATTCAAGGGTGGCTCGGTGTCATTCATTATGATTCTGACGGTGATTTAGTAAGGGCGTCTGCTCAAGCTATCATCAATCTGTTAAGCAGTATTGCTGATTTTACGTTGTCTGAATCTGCTATGCGCTCATTCGAAGATTTAGACGATATGATGGACGGCGATTATTAATCCTTGAAAAAACGCAAGTATCGTTATTTTGTAGGGGATTTTGAAACGACCGTATACGCCGGTCAAACTGATACAGAAGTGTGGGCGGCGGCTACAGTAGAGTTAAACACAGAGTCAGTCACCGTCTCGCATAGCATCGGAGATTGCCTTAAACATCTTGCACACTACAAATGTAACGTAATCTGCTATTTTCATAACTTAAAATTTGATGGGTCTTTCTGGATAGATTACTTAATCAAACAAGGATATCAGCAAGCTTTTATCGTCAATCAGTCTGAACAGTACAGCGTAAGCTGGTTGAAAGAGAAAGATATGTACTTTCGTTCTTTCAAATATTCAATCAGCGATAGAGGACAGTGGTATTCTATTACAATACGGCTGGGTAATGGTAAGTTCATTGAGCTACGTGACTCATTAAAGCTATTACCGTTTTCTGTAAAGACAATTGGTGAATCGTTTAAGTTAAAGCATCGTAAGCTTGAAATGGAATACAAAGGCTTGCGATATGCTGGGTGCGAAATAACAGCAGAAGAGATCGAGTATATTAAGAATGATGTACTTGTAATAAAAGAAGCAATCGAGTTCATGTTCGCAGAGGGACATAACAAGCTGACGATAGGCTCGTGTTGCATGGAAGAATATAAAAACATATTTAACCATGAAACAGTATATGAGTGGGAACAGATGTTTCCAAACCTATACGACTTTAAGATTGACAATAGTATATATGGCGTTTCTAACGCTGGCGAATACATCAAGAAATCATATAAAGGTGGTTGGTGTTATGCTGTAAAAGGCAAGACAGGCATACCATATGGTGCTGGTGTAACCGCTGACGTAAACTCATTGTATCCGTCTATGATGCACTCTGAATCTGGTAACTATTACCCTGTAGGACTTCCTGTATTCTTTCAAAACAGCATTCCAGACATTGCGTACGAAAAATATTTCTTTGTTCGTATTCGAACACGTTTCTATCTAAAGAAAGATAAGTTACCTTTTATTCAGATTAAAGGTTCATCTCTGTACACGGGAACAGAAGCACTGGAAACCTCAGATGTATACATCAATGGACAATACCATAGGTACATCTATGATGGTAACATGAACAAAGTTCCAACATCTGTAGAGTTGACATTAACAATGACAGATTACAAACTGTTATTAGACCACTATGACGTTGAGGATTTTGAAATCTTAGACGGTTGTTACTTTGAGAAAAAGATCAGTCTGTTCGACGCTTATATTGACAAGTATAAGGAAATCAAAATGAACAGCAAAGGAGCAATGCGTCAGCTTGCAAAGCTGTTCTTAAACAATCTGTATGGAAAGTTCGCAAGTAGCACTGACAGTTCATTCAAAGTAGCCTATCTGAAAGAGGACAACACAATCGGATTCCGTAGGGTAGAAGCGAATGATAAAGAACCTGGATATATACCAATCGGTTCGGCAATAACAAGCTATGCACGCAACTTTACGATAAGAGCGGCACAGGCGAACTATCATGGTGTAGACAAACCGGGATTTATCTATGCCGATACAGATAGTATACATTGCAACTTGAAACCAGATGAAGTACAAGGTATTAAAGTACACAACACAGCGTTTTGTTGCTGGAAACTTGAAAGCAAATGGGACAGTGCTATTTTCACTAGACAGAAAACATATATTGAGCACGTAGTCGAAGAAGATATTGAGTTGAAAGGCAATGAATGGGTTGGTGAGAAAGTAGAGCCATACTATAACGTTAAGTGTGCAGGAATGCCTAGCAAATGTAAAGACCTATTCATTCGAAGCATGGAAGATAAGCAAGGAAAACCGGATGACTGGGAAGAGGAAGAGAAAAAGTTCTTATTTGATGAAACTGACAAACCAATTCACAGAGATCTAACAGACTTTACCTATGGACTTACAGTACCAGGGAAGTTAATGCCAAAACGCATTCCAGGTGGTGTACTGCTCTGTGAAACAACATATAAAATGAGGTGAGTGAAATGACATTAGAAGAACTGAGACTGTATATTGCACCAGCAACATACTGCATGGTGATTGACGTATCAGATTACGACAACGGAAAAGAAATATTCAAAGGAAGATGTGAAAAAATGGTACGTTTTCGTGACGAGCTGAAACCAGAAAAATATCTGATCTGGAGCATGACTGTAGATAAATTAAGAGGATGGCTTGTCATCCGCGTATACCAGAAAGGTATCTTTAAAAGTAATTAAAAAAGAAGCAGGGAGCTTACGAGGTAAGCTATCCCTGCTTCTTGTATATCTTTAGCCACTGAACGAATCACGCCTGCTCGCCTAGCAGTAAATAAGTAAGGCAGTATAGTTTCAACCGGGCACCCTTTCTTATCATGATATGAAACAATGGTAGATACCAGAATCATCTGTACGACAATACAGCCAGTGTTGCTTCTTTGCATTCTAGGTTCTTAAACCGGAACGCTCCCTTGCTGAACAGAAAACGCATATTCATGATGAACATATCGTGTCTCTGTAGCATCAAGTAGTTGATCTGATGATCTTCTGTTGTAACTGTGATCTTGTATGGATATGTTAAGTCCGGTTTATCATCGACATACACTACACCTTTTTCTACATACTCCTTAACGCCGTACTCTTTTCCCCTATAACGAAGTGTGCAAACGTATTTGCATTTTCCTTGCATGGTTTCAACAAAAGAGTAATTGTCATTCAGATACACAGCTTCTGTGGAATATTTCATATAATCATCTTCGGCAAAAGCTTTTGCAAAGCCAGATTGTTTCATTTCTTCCGAGGCACTGTCAACATATCCTTGTTCCAGCACCCACCCATGTCCACGTAGGAACTTCGTATCATCCTGTAGTCTACCGCCTATCTTCATAGCACTGTAATAAGGGTTCAAGATAGTAACTGGGTTTGACATCATGTATACGGGAACATACCTTGTCTGTTTTCCCTGTCCACGAGCGATGGATGTATGAATGCTCTGGAATTTTGCCACTTCTCTGTCACAATAATGATTAGTTTCCGATTGAAATTCATCGAATAAAATACGGTCAACGTCGGAAAAGAAGTGTGAATATTTTTTAATCTGATCGGCACTGTTCAATGTAATAGCGTACCCGCATGAACGTTCATCAAGATACAGCTCATGAAATATACCATGAGCAAGTCTCTTGCTAGTCATTTCCATGCTAGGGAAGAACAGTGTTTTCAAGTCTTTGAAGAATTTCTCAGACACGTTGTCCAGTTCGTAGTTATACCGATATAATAGTGCGAACTTTTCTTTGAAGTTTATAAAACGTCTAACAGCAAGCCGTCCAAAGTAAGTAGTCTTGCCACCCGTCCGGTTTGTTGTGACCATATAAATTTCCGGACGTTGCCCGTCAAGGTCTTTGAGCGAAAGGAGCTTTGTTCCGTCGTAATACTTTGACATTCAAATATTCTTCCTTTACATTTATTTGAATCATGAATTTTTTGATTCTAAAAATATTATAACATAAAAGCTTGACAAAATCAAGCCTAAGTGTTATTATGAAATCACGGAAGAGAGGTGAAGAACATGAATGTAAATGACATTACACAGTTTATCAATTTATACGGGTTTCCAATCGTATGCTGTGGAGCACTTTTTTGGTATAACATTAAAGTAGTAGGAACATTACGTAAAAGTGTTGAAGCAAATACAAAGGCACTCAACATTCTGTGTGAAAGGTTAGGAGGTACAAACAATGCCGAAGATCGAAACAGCTGTAGCATGGGCAGAACAGATCGCTAACGATAACAGACACGGTTATTCACAGATACACCGGAACAGTCCCGACTATGATTGTTCATCATTCGTAGGGACAGCACTTGCGAAAGCTGGTTTTCCGGTAAGTATTTACAGCACAACAAGAAACCTCGGTGAACAGTTGGAAAAAGCTGGTTTTGTGAAAGCTAAAAAACCGTGGAGACGCGGAGATATCCACCTTGCGCCTGGGCATCATGTAACAATGTCGGTCAATGCGTCACAGATTGTCCACGCAAGCCAGTCCGAGAACGGCGGAATTGATGGACAGACGGGTGATCAGACCGGAAAGGAAATTTGCGTCCGATCTTATTATGATCTACCGTATTTGAACGTAGTTCATTATCGCTATGCAGGGGATGAAAAACCGCAGAAACCGATTGAAATAACAATCAAAACAGAATCTGCACGTAGTTTTGACCGGAAAATCGCTGGAGCGTATCATACGAACGATCGTTACAATTTGCGCGTTGGAGCTGGAATTGACAAAACGATCATTTTAACATTGCCAGCCGGAACAAGTGTTAGAAACTACGGGTATTACACCGAAAAGTGGTATCTTGTGAAAACAATTGTGAATGGAATTGTCTATACCGGATATGTAGCTAAAGAGGGGTTGACTCGTGGCTAACATTAACACTTCATGGTCTTGGGCAGTTGCTACCTGTAACCGACCAAACGTCGGTTATTCACAGACATACAGGGAACAGCAGACAGTAAACGGTATTACCTACTATGACTGTTCCTCGTTTATCTGGTACGCGCTTGTAGCTGGTGCTTTCCCATGTATTGAGACTTATGGTTCACATCACCCGTTCACAACTTACGATATGATTCCTGTTCTACAGTCAATGGGATTTACAGAAGTAACCGTTTCGGATGTATGGAAACCGGGTGATATCCTCTGGCGGTCTGGACACACCGAGATGGTATATCAAGGACGAAAAACCATGGGAGCGCACACAGATGACGCACCACTCGAACAGCAGGTCAGTATCAATGCTTCGGAATCATCACCGAGCAACTGGTCACGTTGCTTTAGGTATGGGTCTGGTGGTTCTGGTGTTGGCGCATCTGCCTATGTTTCCGCCGCAATCTGTGGCAACTGGATGCAGGAAAGTACACTGAACCCAGGACAGTGGGAACTAGGATATAAACAAGGTTTTGGTTTAGGACAATGGACAGACAACTCCGAAACGAACAGACGCACACAGTTGCTTAACTGGTTACAGGAAAATGGGTACGCTTCAAATGACGGAAACGGTCAGCTTGCGTATTTCATCCATGAAAATATCTGGTATCACTCCGGTGTTGCCGCAAACTTCGACAACTTGTCGGCGTTCTTGTCCAGCACAAGTACCGACATTCCCATGCTGACCGAAGCGTTCATGCGTGGGTGGGAGGGTATCAGCGATTCCTCCCTTTCCTATCGTATTTCATGCGCAAACACTTATCTTGAGTATTTCAATACCCACGCTTCGGACACACCGTCAGCATGGTATAATGCAGAGTCCTACGATAATCCTAGTTCCACGCTTCTCTCTTTCGGTAGTGAAGCAAATTTAAACAATGCTTTGTTAATATTACTTTTCTTGTCTGGCGGTGACGTTCCACCGTTGCCGCCGCTAAAAAAGAAAAAGAAGATGCCTGTTTGGATGATGTGCAGATATTTCATTTAAGGAGAATAGTTATGGCAGTAAGAACAACACAGGAAATTATTGACGCACTGAGAGAATCGTTCGGTGAGTCACCAGACGATACACAGCTTGCTATGCTGGAAGATGTTTCCGATACGTTTACCGATCTGAATGAAAAGTCGGGTGAGGATTGGAAAACAAAGTATGAGGAAAACGACAAGGCATGGCGAAAACGTTACACTGACCGCTTCAGCGGTAAGGCTGACCCGGAAGACGATCCACAAGAAGATGATCCCGAGTCACCGAAACCATTAACATATGAAAGTCTTTTCAAGACAGAATAGGAGGTTTTAGAAATGCCCAGAAGAATTGCAAAATCAACATTACAGGCATCAACGCTTGACATCTTGAATGCCATTCGCCAGAATGCATCCTATGATTACCAGCAGTCTGTGCCAGTTGTCGCAAAAGCAAGCGACATTCCAAAAGTCGGAGAAGTAATTTGCGGAACACCAGCTTTCGCAAACCAGTACGTAAATGCACTGGTCAATCGTATCGCACTTGTTATGGCAAAAAGTGCTACATTCAACAACCCGTATGCAAGTCTTAAAAAGGGTTATCTTGAGTTCGGTGAAACCGTCGAAGAAATTTTTGTACAGATTGCAAAAGTTGTTGATTACACACCGGAGAAAGGCGCGGTGCGCGAATTTAAACGTACACTTCCAGATGTAAAATCTGCTTTCCATACCATGAACTGGCGCGTTATGTATCCGGTAACAATCCAGGACGAAGATTTACGTCTTGCTTTCTTAGCTGAATCCGGTGTGCAGGATTTAGTTGCCAAAATTGTAGATTCTGTTTACAAAGCGGCTGAGTATGACGAGTTTCTGCTGTTTAAATATCTGCTCATTAAGGCTGTATCACACGGAAAAATGTTTCCAATGTCTATCGGTGCTGGCACTGATCTGGAAGAAGTTGGTGCTACGTTCCGAGGTGCTTCGAATGATCTTACTTTCATGAAAACAAAGTACAATGCATCTGGTGTACGTACCACCACTCCGCGTGAAAATCAGGCTATCTTTATGGACAGTTGGTTTAATGCAAAATACGACGTTGGTCTTCTTGCCGCCGCGTTCAATATGGACAAAGCGACCTTTACAGGCGCGCTTCATCTGATTGATGACTGGACTTCATTTGACAATGAACGGTTCGATATTATTCGTGAAAACTCTGACGGACTGGAAGAAGTTACAGCAGATGAACTGGCTCAAATGAAAAACGTAAAGGCAGTTCTGGTTGATACAGAATGGTTTCAGGTTTACGATAACAATGCAAAATTCACAGAACAGTATTGTGCGTCTGGAATGTACTGGAATTATTTCTACCATGTTTGGAAAACAATTTCCAGTTCGCAGTTCTCAAATGCAATCGTGTTTGTTACCGATACCGCTGATATCGCACCGAAAGAATCTTACACAGTGAAACTTACCGGAAAAGATACCAGCGACGTTGCAACGGTGTTTACACTCGGCGTACAGGATGATACAGCTACTCTCGTGCAGGGAACTTACCAGTTCAAACAGACTGAACAGGCAACTACTGATGGTATCGCCATTCTTCCGTATGGTGCTATCATGATTCCGGCATCCCCTGCGGCTAAGACTGTTAAACTGAAGATGGTAATTAATGGTGTAGAGTATGACGCGGCTACAACTGTTGATTCCGCTTCCGAGGTTGGTGCAACGGTTGTGATGAATAAGGTTTGATGATTTTTGCCTATGTGCTACCACATATTACAGGTGGGTAGCACATAGAAAGGAAAAAGTATATGTATATTTCTCCAAACACAACTATTCGTTTATTACACAACGTTCCACTTGAACCATCATACAATCACACGATCTACTTTGACTCCGAAGCAAAGCAGACAAACTACTTTATCAGTAAACAGAAACGTGCTTTCACAAAGAACACATATCAGCGTCACACACGCGACACCATGAAAGTAGGCGTGCTGGCTGATGAAATCTTCGATTGTAACTACATGATGTTCCAGAACACAGCATATGGGAACAAGTGGTTCTATGCATTTATTACGTCTATAGAGTATGTGAACAACGTTACATCTATTGTAACATACCAGATTGACGTATTGCAGACGTGGTTGTTTGACTTTACACTAGGACAGTGTTTTGTTGAAAGACAACATAGTGAGAGCGACGGTTACTTTGAAAATCTCGTTCCAGAAAATTTAGATTTAGGCGATTACACAGTAGAGAAAAAAACAGTAGTCGACTTAAACACTATGTCAATAGGGCTTTACTACTCAAAGCGACCGGATGGATCTGTTGCCGATCCGAAAACCAGGGGCAGAATCTTTTGTGGACTCGGACTTGAGTCTGGCATTCGTGCTTTAGATTCTGAATCCGTAACAACGGAAATTAAGAACTGGATCGACAAAGGAAAAGAAGATGCTCTCATATCCGCGTTTCAATATCCATCGTTTCTTGACGAAGCTGGAAATTCTCAAGCCAGCCCTGGTGGTTTGCACGAAAAAACCGTTCCTGTTTACAACAATATCACGCAAATAGATGGTTATGATGTGAAGAATAGAAAGCTTTTTTCCTATCCATTCTGCAAGCTTGTTCTATCAAACAATGCTGGCAGTCGTGCCGAGTACAGATGGGAACAGTTCAAATACTCTGAGGAATCTCATTCACTTGTCAATTTTAAATTGGCTGGTGCAATCGTGACAACTCCTACTGTAACTCTGTATCCAATCAATTATATGGGTATGGACAAAAATTATGACCGTGGACTTGTCCTATCAAACTTTCCGACCATTGCATGGTCTGGTGATGCTTGGAAAGCTTGGTGGGCGCAGAACAAGGGAAGCGTTACCTCTGCCATGATTGCAAGTGCAATGACGACCGTAGCATCTGTTGGTACATCTGCTATGAACGGAAATGCAAATAGTGCCACAACAACTGCTATTATGGGTGAGCAAAATCTGTTCAATCAAGCTTACGCTATTATGGGTAAGAAACAAGATTTAGAAAATACTCCACCACAAACGCACGGTCAGATCGAGTGCGATTCACTAAATGCTCAGATGGGCAAAGTCCAATTCACTTTTGAACACCAGACAGTTCGCGCGCCATTTGCTAAACTGATTGATGACTTCTTTACCATGTTTGGATATGCACAGAATGCTCTGATGACACCTAACTTACACGCTAGATCTCATTGGACTTTCATCAAAACGGTTTCATGCGTTCTCACTGGTTCATTACCATCCGATGATGCAAGTGAGATAGTGAGAATATTCAATAATGGTATTACATGGTGGACAAATGGTGACGAAATCGGTGACTATTCACTTGACAACAGACCAATACACTAGGAGACTTGACTATGGGAAAAAGAAAAACAAATTATGACGAGTCACTCTTAGGAAATACAGCTACATATGGACAGTATTTACGAGTACTGTCCGAACTGGCTGTTTCCATGTTTGAGTGGAAGAACGTACCAGACAGCGTAGATGTTCGCTATCTTGAAATGCAGTTGTTTTTATCCGGTATAGCTGTTTGGTTCAAAGATGAAGAACTGGAAAATAAGCCACAGTTATGTTTATCTTGTTTGCCAGCGGGTAATTTTGATGTGTACGGATATCCGAGTAGAAGAACTGCATACTCACGTTACAATGGCTATAACAAAACTTTATCAAGCTCTGACAGTGTTATTATCTACAACAATTTTTTACGTACACCATCTATAGCAGACTGTATGATTTATGCTAAGCGTTTGTACAATCTGGATAGAATCATCGACGTAAATGCAAACGCACAGAAAACACCTATTCTGGTACGCGCTACAGAAAAACAGCGGCTTTCTTTGTTAAACGTGTACAAAGAGTATGACGGCAATTCACCCGTAATTTTTGGCGACAATGATCTAGACCCAACTGCACTTAGAGCTGTTACTACCAATGCACCATTCGTTTCTGATAAAATCTATGAACTTAAAACACAGTATTGGAACGAAGCGTTGACAAGACTCGGTATCAGCAATATCAACACGCAGAAAAAAGAACGATTGATTACTGATGAAGTAACTCGAAATCAAGGTGGAGTTGTAGCGTCTCGATATTCTAGATTGGAAAGCAGACGAACTGCCGCAAATAAAATCAATCAAATGTTTGGTACAAGCATCACGGTTGAATATCGACAGGACTATCAGATACCAGATGTGGAAAATGTTGATACATATGTGGATAACACCGGAGAGGGTGGTGAGACTGATGAGTAAATACACGACCGAAGTACGGTTTATTTGTGAAACAGAAGCAGGATATTCAGAGAATCAAGGAGCATCTAATATTGATGCAGTCATTGAAAAAAGCTGGAGCAAAATTTTCGGTGATTTTCCTATCTATGATGAATCGTATCGAAAAGTCCTGTGTTGCAAGATTCTGAAACACTTTTACCTCCGTGAGATTGCATCTGAAACGACTGGTATATGGAAGATGTGGCTGACTGAACGTATGAATATGATTATGCCATACTACAATCAGTTGTATGAATCAGCTACGTTGAAATTCAATCCTCTGTATGATGTAGAATTGAACACTACGCACACGTTGAAAGATGGTGGGACGAACAGCTCTACACTTCATGGCGAAGATAGCAACACAAGAACGGACAATCTGAGTAGCTTGCGTACCGATAACTTGAAACACACAGATGAAAGTAATCAGTGGAACAAGTTTTCTGATACTCCGCAGGGCGCGCTGACTGGTGTTGAAAGTGGTGCGTATCTGACAGATGCTAGAAATATCACCGATAATGGTAATTCATCTGATACTGGTACGCAGAAAGTTGACAATACTGGTACACAGTTGAATACTGGAACTAGCGATACGAATAGTAGTGGAACTTATAGTTCATTGAAAGAATATACGGAACACGTACAGGGTAAGCGTGGCGGTGTTTCATATGCTAAAATGTTGATGGAATATCGTGATTCCATGATCAACATTGACCAGATGATAATGGATGATCTGAAAGACTTGTTCTTTCTGTTGTGGTAGAAAGGAGCTAAATTATGAGTGCAAATTACACACCAAACTTAGGTGAATACACAGAACTTACACCATTTCGCTATTGGTGTCAAAAAGTTTTACCGCTTGTCTATGATGACTCACTGAGCTATTATGAGTTGCTTTGCAAAGTCCTTGACTATCTGAACAAAACTATGCATGACGTAGACACACTACATGGTGATGTGGTGAACCTACATACTGCATATGAAGAGCTACAAGGCTATGTCAATAGATATTTCGATAATCTGGATGTACAAGAAGAGATTAACAATAAACTAGATAAGATGGCAAGCGATGGTTCGTTGCTGACTATTATTAGACCTACAATTTCAGACGAGACAGCTAAGTGGTTAAGTAAGAATATTACTAACCCTACGAACCCAGTAGTTGATGAATCCTTGTCTGTAAAAGGTGCGGCGGCGGATGCGTTTAAAGCTGGCTTTTATTCTTCTAAGCTAGCTGTTCGTGTCACTAAAGACCTTGGAATTAAGGTTTCAACTGCTACTGATACTATTACAGTGTCAATTTCTAACTCAAGTAGCAAGACTCATGTTTGGAGTGAAAGATATTATGTTGACACACTTAATGCAACTAGCGTTACTATTCCTTTTCAAACTAGAACTTTAATAGCTTGGATTGAACCGTCTAATGAACACGGCGTTTTAAGAGCAGATTATGAATCAACTAATCTTATTATTCCACCTGATGGCATTGTTATTTATATCGCGTACACTGAAAATAGAAATCTGATACATCAGATATTCAACATTGATTCCGCATCTAAATATATGGGTTTTAATGACATTGATGTTACTCTTACTAAGAATGGATACCCAGCTGATTCGTTTAAAGCTGGCTATTATTCTTCTAAGCTAGCTGTTCATGTCACTAAGGATCTTGGAATTAAGGCTTCAATTGATGGTGATAATATTACAGTGTCAATTTCTAACTCAAAAAGTGATACTTATGTTTGGAGTGAAAGATATTTTACTGACACACTTAATGCAACTAGCGTTACTATTCCTTATCAATCTAGAACTGTAATAGCTTGGATTGAACGGTCTAATGATCACGGCGTTTTAAGAGCCGCTTATGAAACAGCTAATCTTATGATTCCACCTGATGGTATTGTTATTTATATCGCGTACACTCGATTTGGATATCCGATACAGCAGATATTCAACATTGATTCAGCATCTAACTTAACAATATCAGCTAAAACACCTGGCTTTTTCGGTAAAAATGTAGTTTTTGGTGGGGATAGTATAACGCACGGGGTTGGTGGAAGTAACTGGAACCAAAACGGCAGAACAATTATTACAGCTAATGGCAGAACATGGAAAGAAAGTCCAAACAGTTACTCATGGGCTAATCTGATGATTAATCTATTAAAAAATCAATACGGCTGTTCTGTAACAAATAATGCTTGCACAGGAACTGACACGCAATTTTGGAGCGAAAACATAGCTGTTCTATTACCTAAAAAAACAGATATATTTATTCTTACAATAGGTACTAATGATAGAAACTTTGACACACTTGAATCATGCCACCAGCATGTAGTCAATTACTTACCGTCAATCATTACGTATTGTAGAATGAACAATATCCGAATTTGCGTGTTTAGTCCTGTACCAGCAAGTAAATTAAATGAAGATTCTAAAAAAGCTAAAACGTGGCAAATTAACGAATGGATTAGGGATGTTTGTTTCCAATATAATGCTGAGTATTATAATCTGCATGACTATATCTATAACTGGTACTTTAGTAGAAATGAACCAATAGGATCGTATTCGGACGGTCTGCACCCTAATGACGCTATGTATTATAACATGTTTTACGCGTACTGTAACTTATTAGATATTTCACCATCTTTACCAGTTCTTGAAAAGCCTTGATTTTTGACGCAGTACTTTAGACAAAGCAAGTAATGTCTAAAGTACTGCTGTTAACTATAGTCACAACTACTGGACTTGTTACTTCCTTACCTTATAACTTTATATCACAGGATTGGTAGTTTTGTCAATCTGTCATTTTGCACTTTTATGTAAAACCCTCAGACGCTCTATGTGTAAACTGGTAAGGGGGGTTTATTTTCTA